GATAAATTAGTTGTTAACTCTAGAGAAGATCGGTAGTGCCTCAACCTAAACCATTAAGCAAAGCCATGATTGTGGCCGCGCATGCTAAAACTCAATCCAATTTAGCAGCAGCGCGTTACTTGCATGTTTCATATCAACATTACCGAAAGTTTGCTAAAATATACACAGATGAGGCAACAGGTAAAAGTTTATTTGAATTGCATAAAAACCAATGTGGTAAAGGTATCCCTAAATTTCTTAAACAAAGTAAAAAGGAACCTGCACTCTTAGACATTATAGAAGGAAGAGTAGCATCATCTCATTTCCAACCTGCCAAACTTAAGTACAGAATGATAGAGCAGGGATATTTATCAGAGGAATGTGCTCAATGTAAATTTAAAGAACGTAGAGTTTTAGACTATAAAATGCCTTTACTTACACACTTTAAAGATGGGAACAATTCCAATTGGTCTTTGGATAATGTAGAATTGCTTTGTTATAATCACTATTTCTTATTAGTTGGGGATATATTTAATGAAAAAGATCTTAAACATATTGAATCCTATCAAGAACAATATGGAGTTTCAGATGCGGTTAATTGGGAAGTAGATGATTACCACCTCCAAAGATTAAAAGAATTAGGTTTACATGATGACGAAGATGATGTTAACCAGTATATTTCAAGAATATGAATTTAGATGATAAACATAAAAAAATAAAAGAAGATTATGGTAAGATAAAATCCTCCCACCTTGAAAGATTAGGAACAACAATGTTGAAAAACGAAGAAAAGTTCCGTAAATTAAAAGATAAAAAAATTAATAACAACTTTCTTAAATACTTTTGATATGAAATTTAAACATCATTTAGTTTACGACAATTCACAAGAAATTGAATATATGTTGGAGGGAGGAGATTATAATTTATCACGTTTAGTAGTAGACACCACTCTTGAAAATCTTACAACAAGAAAAAAAGTAATACCCATAGTTTCAATATATTCACAAGAAGAAGAAATGTTTTGGGATCTTACATTAGATAGAGAGGATATGGAAGAGACCTTAAGTAAAAATCTTAGCATAATGGAGAAATTTGAAGATTATGAGAGATGTCAGGAAATAGTTAATGGTATAAAGTTTATTCAAAGTAAAAAAAGTAATGGCAACAAAACAAAAAGTAAGCGTTAGCTCGTTTGCACCTAAAAGAACAAAAGTTTCAAGACCTGGTGTGCATGCTAAAACCAGAAATTCTGGTACTAAGCATAACAAAAACTACGTTAAAGCTTATAGAGGACAAGGATAAACATTTTTTTGTTTTCTTTACAATTTTTTAATAATCTTTTTGCAGAAAACCTCTCGCGAAGTGGTAGGCTTTCTGCTTTTTTGTTCGTAAATTTACATTGTTGAAAAATTAAGAAATATCAAAACTATGAGAAATAAAAATCAATCAATCTACAGAGCAATAGAAGAATTACGTAAGATGAGTAATGCCGGACTAATTGACGGAGATGATTTCTTACTTGTGTTCCTTAGACTAAAAAACCAACTCCAACCAGAACAATCCCTCCCTTCTTTACTAACATTAGCAGATTTAGAGTGTTACGACTTCCAATATTATGTAGGTCACATTGCTGATATGGATGGAGATGGGTGGGTTAATCAAGAAACAGCAGAATTAGTTTTATTAGAATATAATGCAGGTGTAAAATGATAAGATATAAACACACACATTCACATTTACCCCCAATTTTATTTACCTCTCATATTGATGGCAAAAAATATATTGTACCTGGATGGAAAGAAGTACATCCCAATACTACAATGGAAAATATTGAATGGGTAAAAGAAAAAGTAGTAGTTAAAAAAACTGAAATTGAAACATTCGAGTTTCCATCTTCAAGTGGCAGTGAAATTTATATAGCTAAAAAATACACCAATCCTGATGGATCTATTAAGTATGGATGCAACTGCCCTGGAGTATGGCGTTCAGCAGATAAAAAATGTAAACATATTAAATCTTTAGAAAATGGCAAGATCAAGTGAAAGACTTAAATCATCAGTTGGAGTAGTATTTACAACATCTACTCAAGCAAACCCTAAATACAAAATTAAGGTATTCAAAAACAAAACCGTAGATGAATTACTAGATTGTAATTTTGATACACCTGGTATTCCTTTAAAAGCGGACATTAAAGAAATGGTAGTGGGAGATAATCTTATAAATATGCTAAAAGTAAAGTATAAGATTAAAGCTGCTTAGTATTTATTATAAAATGTTTGCTTCTACTCTCATCTCACTTTTATGTCTTATCGTAGTGATAACTATAATAAAAAAAAGACAAGAAAAACGAATTAATTGGTAATCTTATGAGTAAACTATCAACAAATCTAGTACCTATTTTAGAACAATTACTTGTAAAAGAAATTGGTGAAGCAAGCATTCCTCCTTTAAAATGGGAACAACTAACTCCTACTAGATTTAGATTTGAAATTTATATTGAAGATGAATTTAACTATGTACAAGTAGAATTTGAAAGAGGTGGGGACGCTGCAAAAGAATTTTTTCTCCCACCTGCTTACAGAAATGTAAAATCTTTTTATAATGTAGGTTTTGATATTGATGGAACTGAGACCCAATACGCAAAAACTAAACTAAAAACCCTATTGCAAATTATGTCTACAATGGTAGATATAGTGAAGTTTTTTATAAAAACCAGACAACCTGATGCCTTATCTTTTATGGCTACAGAAAAAAATAGAGATAGTAATAATATGCAAAAATCAAATTTATATCAGGCATTTATAAAAAAAGGAATAAGCTCTATACCAGGTTATACTAGTGATACTTATAGAGATTCTTATCTTGTTGTAAAAAATTCAAAATTCCGCTAAACTTTTTGCAGAAAGCCTCTCGCCAAAAATTTGGCTACCCGAGAAACCGTTCGTAGATTTACATTGTTGATTTAAAACGAATATAAAAACAAAAAAAAAAATAATGGTTATGGAAAAGCAATTACTACACACCTGTCTTTACAAAGCAAAGCAGTCTTTCAAATTAGGAAATGAAGAATCAGCTCGTGATTTTTGCGACTTAGGAATCGCTTATATTGCTGACAAGAGATTAGACGGATGTGGTCCTGAAGATTTGATTGAAGGAATTAAAGTGGATTTGTGGTTAGAAAGATTTTGGATGTTTTTGGAAAATAAAAATTTGTTGATGTAATGGGAGAAAAAAGAGGTAATACCGGAAAATTAGAAAACCCATACAACGACAATGGTGTTCTAGAAGTATACCACGAGGAAATAGAACAGTGGATTAGAGTAACTTCTCGAGAATTTAGATCTTGGGGAGGAAAAAGAAGAATAACAGAGTACAGGTATCCCTATAGACAACCTACAGAGATAAGTATTTATGAATATACGGGCCCGGTATTTGAGTATCTTAGTAATAAAATTATAAATAAACCAAGTAAGGGAGTGAATGGATCTCGTCCCAAATCTCAATCTACATACAGTGAAAGAATTTGATATTATGAAAGGTGAAATTGAAGTAAGTAAAAGAAAAGCAGCATTTGCCGAACTAAAAGATTGGTGTATAATGTCTGTTACTTCTAAAGAAAAAACTAATACTGATTTTCTAGAGGTAACTGAATGGGCAAATGGAGAAGGATATGATATTCATATTTCAGATAGTTCAGGAGAAAGAAAATTTGATTTAACCTGGGGTCAATTTAAAGCGCTTAAAGCATGTATAAAAAAACTAGATAAATAAAATGAAACTTAGAACATTAGAATCAGACACACGAATGCGATTTTTATTAGGAAGTAACCCTATTGGAGAATTAGTAAAACTAGCATCACGTCAATGTGCAGTTATAGAAAGAAAAAAAGGTTATGGAAAACAAATTCAAAATAAAGGATAATAGACCTTTAAGTCAAAAAGTAGGATATTTTTTAGAAGGACTACTATTTTGGAAAGGTAGATCTAAGGGAATGGTCTATACTAGAGATATAGACTGGGATGATATTCGTGAGGTATTTTTCCCAAATGGTTTTGAAGAAAAGTATGGCTACTTAGGATCTGTTCCTTATAATGAAGATAGTAAGGTATTTAAAGCTATGTATCCACTTGTTTTGGCTATGGATTATGAAGCTAGACCCAAATGGTGTCCAAGATGGTTTTTGAGATTTTTACATTTGTTTGGTAACGATAAATCAATTGTTAGAGTTAGAAATTTTACCTTACATAAACTGCATAGAAAGTTAACTAAAGGTATTATGTTGATTGATTATAAGACTAAATGGGAATGGTATGATTTAAGAATTTCTATTTCAGCTCCTAAACATTTACAAGATCTAGCAAGCGCAATTGAAAACGATTTCTACTCTAGGGGTAGACAAGAGGAGATTGCTGGAAAGATATTAGAGCTAGATCCTAAAGCAAGTATTATTTGGGGGAATGTTGATAGACTTATTAAACAATACAATGAACTTATTGAGAAAAAAACCCAACAAAAAGAATCTCTTAAGCAAATAATGAAAGAAGATGAAGAATCAGGTTTATATGATAATTAAATGGAATATTATTTATTAGTTTTAATCTTTCAGATATTATTTAATATTTTCAAAGTATTAGAAATAAAATATACTTACGAGAATAAACTTAGGTTATTATTATTTAATTCTGTTTATATAAATTTAATTTCTTTAGCATCGGTTTATTGGTCACTTGACCTGTTATTTGCGGGGGATTGGTGGGTTATTCCTTTTTATATAGGGGGTAGTGTATTGGGAAAGTGGATTGCAATGACGCAGGTAGAAAACATAAGACACAACATTTATAAGTTATTTGGAAAATGAAAGTTATATATAAAAAACAATTAAAAAATAGTTATATGAATAAATTTAAAAAATCTGAAGTAGTACTTCTACTTCTTGTTCTTGGTCTAATTGGGTTATCGGAATATTATTTCGTTATTTTAGATCAACCTCTAAAAGCAATCTTTATTGGATTGTGGTGTCCCACTATATTGGGTTTTGTAATGATTTTTAATCTGAAAGGTAGAAATGGAAAATCTTGATGTAATACTATTTTCGGGTGCTATAGCAGTAGCATTTGTAATATTTATTGTGACTTGTATTAGAGAATTTTCTAAGATGGAGAAAACTGAATATAAGTATGATTCTAAGCAATCCAAATATGGTAGAGATGCGGTATACGATATGTTAGAACGTTTGTTTGATGATACTAAGAGAACAAAGGAAGATAAACTAAATATATTTAAAACAATTGATAGAACTATTTCGGATATGGAATCAGATGGAATGTACTTTTCAGAAGAAGTAAAAGAAAAATTAGAGAAAGAAAGAGAAGAATTATTTTGTGAATATAGTGGATTACCTTCAGTTAAAGCTTATCAAAAATGAATAATATAGACGAAGAATACAGACAACTCCTAATGGATATTCTAATTCATGGAGTTAAAAAAGAAGACAGAACTGGAACGGGCACACAATCAGTATTTGGTAGACAGATTCGCCATTCAATGAGTGAAGGATTTCCTTTACTTACAACCAAGAAAATGGCTTGGAAATCTATAGTAACAGAATTGCTTTGGTTTCTTAGAGGTGATTCTGATATTAGATTTCTGTGGGAAAGCAACTGTACAATTTGGGACGGTGATTGGTATAAGCGGTATAAAACTACTTGTTCTGAACCATACACATTAGAAGAGGTTAAACAGAAAGTAAAAGAAGGTGGCCATTATTTCCACGATTCAATGTTTGATATGGGACCAATCTACGGTAAGCAATGGAGAAAATGGAATTATCAAAGTAAGAAGAACCATTATGTTATGGCGGGTCAACCTACTCATTATAACATTAATATTGATCAAATTATAAATCTAATTTCTGAACTTAAATCAAATCCTGATAGTAGAAGATTAATGGTATCAGCTTGGAATGTAGGTGAAATAGATAAAATGGTATTACCACCTTGTCATTATGGGTTTCAAGTTTATACTAGAGAATTAACTCCTGATGAAAGAGTAAAATATTTTGAAAAAAATCCTAAATCATGGCCTGATAATGAAATGAGTAATGTTCCTAAACGAGCAATCTCATTAATGTGGAATCAACGTTCAGTAGATACATTCTTAGGATTACCATTTAATATTGCTTCCTATGCTTTGCTATTAGAGATTATAGCTAAAGAAGTAAATATGATACCTGATGAAATAATTGGGAATTTAGGAGATGTTCACTTATATTCAGATCATATTGAACAAGCAAAAGAACAAATCAGTAGAAAACCATTTGATTTGCCTAAACTAAAAATGAATCCTATATTCTTAGCTAATTTAGAACATAAATCATTTGACGAAGCTATTAATGGAGTAGTTAGTTTTGAATTAGAAAATTATCAATCACACCCTGCTATTAAAGCACCTTTATCTAACTAAGTTATGACATACGAAAATTTTGCAAGTATAGTAGAAACATTACAAAAACAAAGTGATTTGGTAAGTAATTTGTATACCATGAAAGTAGACTTACTTGAGTTTTCAGATCCTTATGATACTATCATTCGTATTCTATTAACAGAAGTTTATACTGCAGAAGGTTACGATTGGTTTACTTGGTTCTGTTATGAAAATGATTTCGGAACAGGTACACTAGATGCCAATGATGAAAATGGACCAATTTGTTATGATATAAAATCTCTTTGGGAATTTTTAGAAAATAGTTATAGATAATGCAAGTAGTTCTAACTCTTAGCAAAGATATTGCTCCACATATAGCAGATTTGATACTTGGTGGAAAACTTGAGGGAGGTTATTCAATTGACTACGCTCTAAATGCACTTGTATCATCTCTAAACGGAAAAGAAATTGTTATTTACAATTTCACAAAATATTTTTGGTTAGACAATAGATGGAGTGGGTATAAGATTGATAATTATGGAACAAAAATAGTAATAAACTTTATTTAATAAATGCTACACTTAGAAGAAAAAATAAAAGATCAAATTTACAGTATAAGTTTAAGATCAACAGGTGTTATTATAGGAGAATTTGTTAAGATAGATGGATTCTTTTACTATGACCCACCAAAAAAGAAATTTTGGGGATGTTATTCTGAAGAATTTTTAACAGCATTATCTAATGAATTAAAAAGATTAAACAAGCCCGTAAATGATGCCATAAAAGCAGATTATATAAATTTCCAATAAATGGTAATCTACTAAATTCATATTTATTATAAAAAATATGAAAAAAATTGAGGCATTATTTTTATCAGATATTCATTTAGGTACTAAGGGTTCAAATGCTGATGGGGTAGTAGATATTCTAAAGCAATTTAATCCTAAGTACCTATTTTTAGTAGGGGATATTATAGATGGGTGGATGTTAAAAAGAAAATTTAGATGGTCTCAATCTCATACTAATGTTATAAGAAAAATATTATCACACTCTAAAAATGGAACTAAAATAATCTATATTCCAGGAAATCATGATGAATTTATGAGAAATTATATTGGGTTAACTTTTGGTAGTGTAGAAATACATAATGAATATATTTGGAAAGATACTCTAATAACTCATGGTGATTTATATGATGGGGTGGTTCAATTAAAGTGGTTAGGTATATTAGGATCAATAGGATATGATTTAGCTATTTCAATAGATAGATTTTTAAAAAAATGGGGTGTTAAAAGATCATTATCTAAATACTTAAAATCAAAAGTAAAAGAAGCAATGAAATTTATAACACAGTATGAAATGGAATTAGTAAGACAAGCTAAAAATAATAAATGTTCAAATGTAATATCAGGTCACATTCATTATCCTGAAGATAAAATGATAGATGGGATAAGATATTTGAATTGTGGGGATTGGATAGAGAATAATAGCTACATAACTTATAATAAAGGAAAATACAATGTTCACAAGTTTAAAGGATAAAGTAACCATTGTAATTCCTACCTACAATGAAGAAAAGTATATAGGAGGAACTATAGAAAATATAAATTCCCAAGTAGGAATAGAAGGAATTAATATAATAATAGCAGATGGAAAAAGTACAGATAATACCTTAAAGGTAATTGAACACTGTCAGCCCCAATATAAAAAACTAAAAATAAAAATTGTAGAAGGGGGAAAAGTAGCAGAAGGGAGAAATAGGGGATCAGATTATGTAAAAACTAAATATACTTTATTTTTGGATGCAGATAGCACACTAATAGAAAAAGACAACATAAAGTATAACATTGAAAAAATGGAAAGAGATAACTTAGATCTCTTAACTTGCAGGATAAAAGATACATCTGGAAATATAAAATCAAAGGTAGTTTTTAGTCTGTTTAATATTGTAAACCGAATATTATCATTTAAGACACCATTTGCCATAGGAGGATATTTTTTAACAAATACTTACAGATTTAGAGGAAATGGGAAATTTAATGAGGAAGTAACTACTTCTGAAGATTATTTACTATCAAAAAAATATAGTAAAGATAAATTCCATATCAGTAAAAAATACTATGGGCAAGATGATAGAAGATTTAAAAAAATGGGATATTTCAAAATGATAAAACTTTTGTTAGATAATTATAGAAATAGAAATAATATAGAACATTTTAAAAAAGATGTTGGATATTGGGACTAAATTGCAAGATTTTCAATAAGCGCGCGAACTGTTTCGCGAAAGTTCCCCGCCGAAAGCTTGGCTTTCGGCTTTCTTGTTCGTAAATTTACATTGTTGATTTGAAAATAACGGTTATGAAAAAATTAGATGAATTAGTAGAGGGTAAGAGTTATATACACGTTAGTTACTATGGTAATGTTAGAACTACATTTAGGTATGTAGGTAAAACGGATTCAAAAACACACACCATCGTTATATTAGATGGTAAAGAAGAAGGAGTTAAATCATTCCTTATTTCAACTGATCAAATTATTGAATATTAATATAAAAAATAAAGGTTATGAACAAAACTGAAATTAAAAGACAAATTAATTCCCGATTCTATCAGTACGTAAATGATAATTTTCCTGAATATGAAATTGATGGTGGGGAAGGAAATGGAAGAATATATTTGATACCAAAAGAAGGTGATAATAGAAATGATAATTCGATTGAATATCATCAATCCAGACATGATTTAGTTTGTCTTAATTGGGCATCTAAAAAAACACATGAAGACGTAGCTAAAATGCAATCTTATGTCTCAAATAATATTATTCCATTTATAAACTTATGTCTCAAGTAATATGACACAACAAACCGCAGAAAATAATTTACAAGAATGGTTTTGGTTATTTAAACACAAATTAGTAGATGAATTTCCTGAATACCAACCAACATTTGATTATATAGTAGGGAATGCAGATGGAGATGGTGTATTGTACGAAGTAATGGAATTTGCTTATAGATACTTGCAAGTAGAAGCAGCATTGAGAGGTGGAGAAGATAATCTAACCATCACTAACTATTTGAAGGCTTTAGATTACGGGTATGACGAATGGAAAAAATAAAATTCTGTTTGAAAGACCTGCAAAAAACGCGCGAACTGTTTCGCGAATGTTCCTCGCGTCTTGCTTGGTTTCCTGAGGAATTCAGCGTAAATTTACAGTGTTGAGCGTTTAGGCTCAATTGATATGACACGGTGTTATATTATATAATAAAAAATAAATAATAATGGTTATGAAAAGTGTAATTGAAAATCAAATCCAAGAAGTAAAACAGAAAATATCATTTCTAGATCAGAAAGTAGAGATTATTAATAAAACTTACCAAGATCTAGAATCTGCATTTATTACTCCATTTCTAGAACAACATAATATCGTATCTGAAGAGTATTTTTTGAGATATGCATATGATACATTTACAATTTGTGCTCTAAAAGATGGTATCTATAGAGAAGAATTGGTTAGTTTTAGAATTCATAATCCATCTTATTCTTTTGGAGAAGAAAAAGAGAGAGTTATTTCAACTTCTTTCTATTCTACAAATACAAGTGGTGAATTTGAATTGAATAGAATGGTTATTATTGGTAAAGTAGGTCAAATGTTACTTGATAATAAAAGTGATATTCTTTCAGGTTGGGATATTCTAATGAAAAATCGTAGTAATGAAACCGAAGAGGTTTATCGTGAAATTGGTATTCTAGAAAAAGAATTACGTGAACTAAAATTATCTCTAAGAGAAATTGAAAAAGAGGAAATGTATGATATACTTAAAGAAGGTGTACATTTCAAAATGGATCAATTTGCAACATTAGATATTAATAATAAAGAATCTAGATATCTCTCTTATATTAAGTTGTTATCTACTAAAAATAAATCAGTAGTTGTAAAATATATTGGTCATAGAGATGAAGATTTTACTACAGCAACTGTTAGATTGATGCATTTAGAAAGATTTATTATTAGATATTCTAATCTACTAGCTCCAAAAGAAGTATTAGCTTAATATTAATTTAAAACTAAAATATAAAAAACTATGGTTACTGATATTATTCGAAAAGTATTTAATATTAATTCTGAAAAAATTAATCGTGATGGTGATTTAAAACCTACAGGTATTAAATATACTCTTAGGGGAGATTATGGTTTTAATGAAACGTTTGAACATATCTATAGGGAACGACTAAAGAGTTAAGTATGAAAACTGAAAGAGATATTATGTTATTGATTGTGGAATTGGAGAATTGGATTTCACAAATCAAAAGGGAAAACCCTACCGAGGGAGATATTGCTATATTGATAGCGAATGAAAAAATTAATGTACTAAAATGGGTGCTAGATGATATTTAAAGAATATGATCAAGCAGTTATATACGCTGCGTTAAATGATATAAAAGGTTATCATGTAGCAGGGAAAAAAGGGGGATGGTTAATACTAAAAGGAAATAAAGTAGTAAAAATAAAATGTCTAAACTAAAAAAAGGTGATACCGTACGATTCCCATTCGCAGGGACGATCCACATAGGTATATTTGAAGAGATTAGAGAAGTGGAATATGGAACAGTAAAAAGAACTTACTATGTCTGTAGGACAGAAGAAGGTACTGCGTATCCTGTTGACAAAACTCTAGTAAGTAAAATTTAAACTAACAATTTTTTTAAATTTTTTTGAAGCAATTTCAAGGAACATGCAAACTGTTTCGCGAAAGTTCCATGTGATTTTGTTGGAGAACTGAGGAAGCGTTCGTAGATTTACGCTGTTGTACGTTTAAAGCGTACGCATGATATAACACGGTGTTATATTATAGAATATAGAATTAAATAATAAAGGTTATGTTAAATAAAGAAACATTAAACACATTAGAAAAAACATTCGGTCCATTCATTATAGATAAAGTTTGGGGTGGTAGTAATACACCATTTCTTAGATTTGGTTATTGGAATCGAGTAGATGTAAATAAACTACAATCTATCGTAGGTGATAAAATTACTATTGAAGAAAATGATAGTGAAGATGATGATTGCTTACCTCGTTTTATGTATAAAATGTTAGAACAATCTAAATAATAAATAATATGAAAACATTTAAAGATTTAGTATTCAAACCACACCCATTAGGTAGTGGAATACAGGCTGTTATGTATTTTGAAAAGGGATATGGTGTAAGTGTAGTACAAACTCCTTATTCCTATGGTGGTAAAATAGGATTATATGAAATTGCTATTATAGATAGTGAAGGAGAAGTAGTATATGATACTCCAGTAGCTGATGGTGTAATTGGCTATCTTAGAGAAGAAGATGTTACCGAAGGAATGAGGAGAATTCAATTATTGGAAATATCATAATATTATTTTTGCAAGATTTTCAATAAACGCGCGAACTGTTTCGCGAAAGTTCCACGTGCAAAATTTGGAGAAGCGAGAAATCGTTCGTAGATTTACATTGTTGATTTGAGTTATGACGTATTAAATCAATAGTATTATATCATTTAACATATATAAAATAAAGGTTATGAAAGCAGATATCAGAATTACAGCGCAGTATTATGAAAACTATAGTGATACTAATACTCCGTATTGGAAAGCAAAAGGTGGTACCGAGTTTATTATCAAGGGAATAGATCCCGATCCTGTTATATTTGCTGCTCCGGGTGAGGTTGATAAAGCTATTGAAAACCTATTGTATGATTATTGTAACAGTCATTCTAAGTATACTTTGATTGATTGGGAGTTTATATTTAGTGAACCTATTGAATTGGATAAAGATAATTTCTTATGGCATATGGGGATTACAGAGTAATTAATAAAATAAATTTTTAAATATTAAATAAAAAAATAAAGGTTATGTTAGAAAAACTAAAAAACGCACTTTCAGAACAAGTTATTGATATCTTTACTTTTAGAGCTGAAGATCTTTACGATATGTCAGAGGAGTTTTATCAAGATCATTATAGTAATATGGGATCGGTATTATATAATGTTCAAAAACACCAAACTTTCAAATCACTAATTGAAGCTCTATATAACTTTGAGTTTGATTATATTGGACTTGATAGTGATGAGATGGTAGATGAGTTATTAGAATCAGTATTTGAATCAGGTAAATAATAAAATATAAAGGTTATGGCTCATACAACATTGAATCTAGAACAATTTACAGAATTGATAAAAGATGTTAAATTTACTCCGGCTCAAAATAAAATAGTAAATCGCCTTATTAAAGGAGATCAATTATGGTTATTAAATTCTCATAGAATGAGTGGTGGTGAATATATGTGGAGAACTAAATATTCATCTAATCCTGAACATGCGGGCCATGTATACAAGGCATTTTGGAATATCCAATATGTAATTAGAAAACAAAAAGGTATTGAAGTAGATTTTTCAATATTCTTATATAGAGATTAAATTTAGATAAATAAAATATAAATAATAAAGGTTATGTTAAAGCAAAATAAAAGAGAACCGTTACTAAAGAATACTCAAGGTCAATATAGATATCTATTCAATTGGATGAGTGGTGGATTTAATGATATATGGGCTAAAAATCTAATAGAGTTCAAAAAAGAACTAAATAAACAATTCCCGGGTAGTAAAGTAGATTATAGTACACTACACAAAGCTACTCTTACACGAAGTAGAGAATGGGATAGAATTGGTAATATGTGGTGGGACTAACAAAGTACTTAAGCTAAATTGTTATATTTGCAAGGAGCGCGCGAACTGTTTCGCGAATGTTCCTTGTTACTTGCTTGGAGAAGCAAAAAATCGTTCGTAGATTTACATTGTTGAGCGTTTAAGGTTCAATTGATATGACATGGTGTTATATCATATAGAATAAAATATATAATAATAATGGTTATGACAAAATTTGAAAAACAAGCACTAGAAGAAATTATCAATTTAGCAGATGATCTTGGATTAGGAGATGATACACCAAAACGAGATGCATTTATATTAGAATTTCAAAGTGCAGTAGCATTAATGAGAGAGGATGATTTTGATCAGTTTTATGCATTTGCAGATATTATAATGCAAAGATATAATTAAGAAATATTAGATAAAATATATAATAATAAAGGTTATGACAAATAGTGAGATTTTGGATTTAATAGATACATTAAACCAGTATAAAACAGGTAATGTAACAAATAAGGGATTAGAAGAGGCATTAGAAGAAGCATTAAATAAATTAAAAAATAAATAATAAAGGTTATGGCATTACCATTTAATTTAACATCTGTTCTATCAGCTAGACAAATAGAAGGATACGATATCATTGAAAAAGCATTCCCGGTTATTAGTAAGTGGAGTGGTAGAGAAGTTACAATAACAGATGCTATATATGTGGCACTAAGTGATGTTATGTCAGATTTTGAAGATTGGCCTGAAGATCAGGGATTTGGTAGTTCAGATATGACATTTGCTAAAAAATCATTTATTGATAGTATGATTAGTGTAGCAGGTTTACATGATGAATATAAAACAGATTTTCAACCATATCTTAAAGTAGTTAGAAAATAAGATTATGCAACATTCAGTAAAAGAGATAGGTAAGAGGTATTCTGAAATATCGATGAAACGGAAAGATAAAAAACTATTTAAGTTTGATGATTTTATCAATTTTGCTCAAGAGAATAAAAAGAAATATTCATTAATTGAAAATGGTGTAGATTTATTAGTTAGTACTTGGTACTCTGATGATTTGATAGAGGATTATAGAAATACATTGTAAAATAATAAAGGTTATGAGTAAGTTGTGGAAAGTAAGTTGGTTAGAATATAAAGGTTATGATTGTAACGGTCATACTATTAGAGGTATATTTAATGGAACTTTAGAAGAAGCTATTAAATATGCTGCGGGTGAAAATGAAGGGGAGGTTTATGATTTTGAGGTGGTGGAGTTTGATATTAAAACATTAGAAGGTAAAGGATTAGTATTTTAAATAAAATGGATATGAAAAACGAATTTATTCCTTACGAACAAGCATTAGAACTTAAAGAATTAGGGTTTAAAGAAGATTGTTTAGCTTCTTATTACCACGCAGGCAAAAGATTAGGTATAGGAGAATATATTAATCACGGAAATTACACAATACTTGCCCCACTCTACCAACAAGCATTTAGATGGTTTAGAGAGAAAAAAATACTAGGACAAATTTGCCCAGTTGATGCTTGGAATAAATGGGGTTTTATTATATCAGTAGAAGATTTAACAGCACCTTTTAATGTAATATATAGTTCTATTTATCCTGAATATGCAACATACGAAGAAGCAGAACTTGAATGTCTTAAAAAGTTAATTGAAATATCTAAAAACAAATAAGTTATGCCAACATATAAATTCATTATTACAATCATTGGTGGTGCATGGCATGGTGAAACCATAACCAAATTTAGTGAGCAAGAAAAGAATATGACTGTTTCTTTAATTAAAGAAATTTATGGTTTAGATTGTTTAGTTGAAAAAATAAAATTATAAATAACAAAAATTGCAAGATTTTCAATAGGCGCGCGAACTGCTTAGCGAAAGTCCCATGCGTCTCTTTTGGAGAAGCGAGAAATCATTCGTAAATTTACACTGTTGAGTTTAATAGCTCGATTGATATAGCAGGGTGTTATATCATATAGAATATATAATAATAAAGGTTATGACAAATTCATCATTCGCTTATTTAGACGCAAAGAGTAAAGCAAAAGTATGGGATGCATATGCAGAGTATTTTGCTAACGAGGAAATTTTTGGGGAACGATTCAATGAGAATTCAGGATACGTTTATATTGCTCTTGAAAACGGTATTCAGATTGCATCCGCATTTGGTCAAGATGTAGAATATGTAATATTCAATTATGATACAGGTGAGGAAATGTTCTTTAATAAAATTGAGGATTTAAAAGATTATTTAACATTAATCCAAAACTAAAATGGAAAATAAAGATAAAATTTGGTTAGCTACTCATTTAGGAGATAAAGCATTCAATAAAGGATTAAAGCGAGCATTCTTTGATGATTCAAGAGCTATGGAATTGTTAAATAGCAATATTGATGATATGCCTCATGAACTTGCTATGAACATAATGAGAGCATGGTATAAGGGATGGGATGCAGCTAATGTAGAACATAATGCTCCCGAACCCGAAGGTTATAAACTAAAGCAATTGTAATGGAAAATAAAGTATATTATTTAAATAACAAAAACATCTACATTACCTCTAATGAAGAAATTAAAGTGGGGGATTGGGTTATTGAATTTCAAAAAGGTGATGATATTGGTGAAGTTCATTTTATAAATAGCGAATATGTTATTGCAAGAGATATACAAAAGAAAATTATCTTAACAACAGATGAATTGTATATTCATAATGATTTAATACCAAAAGAATATAATCCATTTCCTCAATACATTCAAAAGATTGATTATGAATTTCTTGAATGGTTTGTTAAGAATCCAAGTTGTAAGAGTGTTAAGGTTGAAAGAGGTAAGTTACAAATAGACGATGATGGTCAAGAATATGGTTTTCCTGATATGTCTAAGTATAAAATCATCATTCCACAAGAACAACCTAAACAACTAACAGATTTAGAAATAGCTATTAAACTAGAGGAAATAGAAAGAGAAGAATATCAACTAAATACATGTGATATAATTTTCGAAAGAGCAGCATTGATTGATTTAGAAGAAAATAAACAAGAACTTCATATTTGTAAGTATTGTGGTGCTGAAACTACTCAACCTGATGATGAATGTTATATGTTAAGACTGAAACAAGAAACACTTGAAGAATTCGCAAAAAGAAAATACTTATCGAGATTAGATAATTTTGAAAAGGTTGATTTTAAAGATGGTGTATTTGAAGGCGCTAAATGGCAAGCTGAAAGAATGTATAGTGAAGAAGAAGTTAAAGATTTAATTTTAAAATTCAACAATGATAAACCAGGCATATATGATGCTAGTGAATGGTTTGAACAATATAAGAAAAAATAATCAAATGAAACAGACAGCAGTAGAGTTCTTATCGGAGAAGTATATGTATGTTACTTGGCTTCGAAATAGAGATGAGATATCAGTAGAACAGGCAGACAAGATGAGAGCGCAGTACTTAGCAGAAGCCAAAGCGTTATTTAAGTATCAGATTTCAATATCTCATTTAGAAGGGGCTCAGAAAATGCACTTTAAAGAATATCAATCGGGAGATCAGTATTATAAAGAAACATACGGAGATGAATAGAAAACAATTTCTAAAACGATTAGGACTACTATCAACGGTTGCAATAGCAACTCCTGCACTATTAGATTCTAAACCTACACCCCCAAAGGATGTGGAACGAGCAAGGTTTGGTTCTGATGGATCCTTAATATTGAAAGATAAGTATGGAAATATTACCTATCATGTTACGCATGATGGAAGAGTACTAGTGGGGAAAAAATAATAAAATATGAAACGGATACTAATAGCAACTCTAATTGTACTACTAAGTATAGTTCTAACATCTTTAATTTGGATGGGGATACAATACAATCCTGTAGTTACACTTATTCTAGTAATAATTTCAATTTGGACTATTGTATATCTTTCCATAGGGGAGAAATAATAATGGGGGAATAATAGGGATAATAATAATAAATCCAGCACCGACGAGGAATACTTAAACCAACAACAATAACATAATATATGAAAAAACTACTCAATATACTCAAATTCAACTTTATACCATTGGTAATGTGTGTGGGAATCGGTATTGCATTCTCCCCGTCGGAACAAGATATAACAATGTATGATGTGATGATCGGAATGTTAATTGGATATTACTTGGGAATAATTTATCTAAGTCAATCGAAGTAACCAACAGGTTACTTTTCAAACAAACAATAACACAACGTGTACCCAACACTATAAACGGGGGGAATAAATGGTGTGTGTTATAGTGGATGGATAATGGAATAGCGATAGTATGTGGAATGGGATAGGTATGGTATAGGGAAGGGGAGGTATTGAATATTAACCCACATTTATTGCTTGCCAATAAACTCTGATTGAGAAGCAAAATATATACACGAACCACGTTTTAAACACAAATTTCACATAATTGGTTGGGGATATGAAAAAAGATTCGTATATTCCAAACAAAAACTAATGAGTGATTTAAAAAATGAAGAATATTTTCAAAAACAATATGGGAAAAATTGGTTAGGAAAATGGAATGGTTATAAAAAACAAATTAAAAATAAAAAAACTACCGATTCCAATGGTAATCGACGTAGTGCATATCGAAATCAATTTGATGAGTATCGAGATAAAGTAAAACAATTAACTGAGAATAATATCCACGACGTACCTAATAGTGATAAACGTGGATTCCATTCATATCAAGTTGACCATAAAATATCTATTAGATGGGGGTATGATAATGGTATACTAGAAGAATACATTGCCCACCCCAGTAATTTGGAAATGGTATGGTGGAAGGATAATATACGCAAAGGATATGGTTGTAAAGTCGATGCGGACAATGATTGGATTTTAAAGCCGTAATATTTTTTTGCACTTGCTTCAATGGGCGCGCGAACTGCTTAGCGAAAGTTCCATGCCGTAGGTTTGGAGAAGCGAGGATCTGTTCGTAGATTTACGGTGTTGATTTAGGTTAACGATTATATAACACGGTGTTATATGATAATATAAATAATAATGGTTATGAATAATAAGAAAATTGAAGGTTTTGGTGTAATGGCAGTTGAATTTAACTTGGTTAAAAAGTTGAATAATGGTGGTTTGGATAAGAATACACGTTTTTTATATAATGGAACTGAATATGTTTTAACTAAACACACCTATGGGGATGGGGATGTATTATATTCCGTTAGTGAGAGAATAACATATAGAAGTATGAATGTAGATAAAGCTACTCCCCGTTATATCAGCTTATACACTTATGATATGATGAGTCAAAGAACCAACTTTAAACTACCTGTATCAGATATAATGGTGTTGATTGATGATGAGAAGGAGTATAATGAAAAATACCCTCAGTACCTAACACCTAATCACCCAGGCATGGTTAAATAATATAAATAATAAGTTATGAACAGTTACATGAAATTTAAAATCGAGAAAGAAACAAGGTGGGATGTCA